TTTGGAGAAACCAGTGCAAAAATACTTACCTATGTCACAAATCCAAGTGATGAGCGTTTTGGATTACCATTGATGTATTCCATTGAAACGGTTAATATCAGTACAGGTGCAACAATACTGACAAAGGTTCACCACTCACGAATGTTACACGTAACAGATGAGGCGTTAGAATCAGAGATATACGGTATTCCTCGATTACAATCCATCTATAACCGCTTGATGGATTTGGATAAGGTTATCGGCGGGGATGCTGAGATGTTTTGGCGGGGTGCCCGTCCTGGGTATGAGGGTAAAGTTGATCCTCAATACACGATGACACCTAAGGGGCGTGAAGATTTAATTTCACAGATATCGGAGTATGAGAATAACCTACGCCGTATCCTCATAAATGAAGGTGTTGAGTTGAAATCATTGGCTCAACAGATTGCCGATCCCTCTCCACACTTTATGGTAATACTTCAAGCGATATCGGCAGAGACTGGAATACCTGTACGGGTGTTAACAGGTAGTGAACGTGGTGAGTTAGCAAGTTCGCAGGATGCCGGGGAATGGAAGGCCTACGTACAAGCCCGCAGGGAGGAGCACGCGGAGACTAATATAATACGCCCACTTGTAGGGATGCTCCTTAAATACGGCGTTTTACCAAGCCCTAAGACGGAAAATTACACGGTTAAGTGGAACGACCTGTACTCCCTTAGTGAAAAGGACAGAGTTGAGATTGGTAAGTCAAGGGCTAATGCTTTACGTGAATACACATACAGTCCAATGTCTGAGGCTATTGTTCCGCCGGATGCCTTCTTTGACTTGTTCTTAGGGTTGACCCCGGAACAGATTACACTTATCCGTGAGCAACGTGATGAGCTTATTTCACAAGAAGACTTGTATGACAAGATTTTGGAAGAGTTGGAACCTGAGCCTGTTGTGATGCCAGGGCAGTCTCCGGCAGGTGGTGCAAAGAGCACACCGGCCAAGCCGACAAAGAAGAATACGATGAGTAGAACAAAATGAGTGAAGTAGCAACATATACTGAAGCCGTTCGTAAGAACTACGATCCTACGCATACGACCGCATTGAGAAACGCTTTCGCGGCAGACTTCCGCAGGCGTTTCAAAGAGTTGGCTGCCGTAGTTGCCATAGGTGTTTATCAAAACGACTGCTTTGGTTTGAAAGAGAAATTACATACCTTCCAAATGCAATCTCCACCAAGAGAAGCTTATGCGTTCTTACGGAGCCAAGAGAAGATTGCGGCGTTTATGAAGTGGTTAGAAAAACAGGTGGAGTTAGGTATTTTGACAATACAGGATCTTGATCAAATAGGTACTGCAATTGAATCCGTTTGGACAAATAAATACATCTACGATTCTTATAAAAGAGGGGTTCTCAGAGCGCGATATGAGATGGGGCAACTTGGTATGGAACTTACTCCACTTGAAATGATCGGAGGGGCTGCAACATTGTTGGGGTTACCAATGCATTTGGATCGTCTTGGTTTACTGTACACAAGGCTATTCACAGATTTAAAAGGGATCACTTCCGCAATGGATTCACAAATTAGTCGTATATTAGCTCAGGGATTAGCGGATGGAGATGGTCCGCGATTGTTGGCTCGTAAGTTAGTATCGACAATTAATGGTACAGGAATGGGTGATTTAGGCATAACAGACACATTAGGTAGGTTTATCCCTGCCGCACGACGGGCTGAGATTCTTGCTCGCACGGAGATTATTCGGGCACACCATTTGGGTACCATACAAGAATACAGAAATCAAGGTTTATTGAATATTGTAGTAAAGGCTGAATGGAAAACGGCTGGGGATGATCGCGTATGTTCAAAGTGTGCCAGTTTGGAAGGGAAGGTTTTCACGTTGGATGAGATAGAACCAATGATACCACAGCATCCACAATGCCGTTGTATTGCACTTCCATATATTGAGGAACTTGAAAAATATAACGTAAAGTAGGAGGATAAAAAGATGCCAAGAGGTGTTTATATACATAAAAAAGGAAGGAAAATAACTTGGGGTGATAAAATATCTGAAGCTTTAAAAGGTCATACATTTTCGAAAGAACATAAATTACAATTAAGTGAATGTCACAAAGGGTATGTTATGCCTGAGGCACAAAAGGAAAAGATACGAAAATCTTGTTTAGGAAAGAATAAAGGTAAAAAAATATCTGAGGAACATAAGAATGTGCTTCGTAATATAAATAAAGGAAGGCAGCTATCTGAAGAAACAAAAAGAAAGATTGGTAATAAATCAAGAGGTAGACATCATACAAAAGAAGCCAAAGAAAAAATTAGGAGATTTACAACAGGTAGAAAAAGACCAGAATTGACAGGGGACAAGAATCCAATGCACACCCATCCCAATTCATATAAATCTAAATTTGGAAAATGTGGATATAGACAAGATATTGGAATTTTTGTAAGATCAAGGTGGGAAGCAAATGTATATAGAATATATAAGTATTTGGGATATAAAATTGAGTATGAACCAAAATCATTCAAACTTTCTGATGGTAGAACGTACCGTCCAGATTTTTATATCAAGGAATTAAATTTGTGGATAGAAGTAAAAGGATGTTGGTTAAAAGATGCAAAAAGTAGATTTGATTTATTTCAATTGGATTATCCTGAAATAAATATTCAGGTGATTGATCCTCTTAAATATAAAGAATTATTACAAACATACTCAAGTAAAATAAATATGGAAGGGTAATGCTATGTGGGACATAAATGATGTGGATAAGCACAAGAAAGGTTTGTCCGACAAGAAAAAGAAGCAATGGGTTCGCATTGCAAATGCTGTTCTTGCTAAATGTATGAAGGATGGTGGGACTGATGAAGAGTGCGCTCCAAAAGCTATTAAACAAGCTAATGGGGTGGTTAATACGAATAGTGGTGAATACGCTATTTATAAGAATAAACCAGATTCTGATTATGAGGTGACTCTTACTGTCCATCAGGAAAAGCCTTATTATATTGTTCCTGTGGTTATGATGGTAGAGGGAGTTCATAGTGGGAGTCATGGTCCACTACTTCATAAGATAGATGAGCTTGGTAAGATTCCTGCAGCGTGGAATGGTATTCCTGTTGTGATAGATCACCCGGAGGATAAAGATGGTACACCTATTTCTGCTAATGCCCCTGATGTGATTGATAATCGTTCTGTAGGTAAAGTTTACAATACTACTGTAGATGGTTTAAAGTTAAAGGCTGAAGCATGGCTGGATGAGGATAAATTGAATGAAATAGCCCCGGAGATTCTACAGGATATCCTTAATAACAAACTGATTGAAGTCAGTGTTGGGGTATTTAGTGAAGAGCAAGATGAAGAAGGGACTTGGAATGGGGAAGAGTATAAAGCAGTTGCTTATAACTACCGCCCAGATCATTTGGCAATTCTTACTGAATTCATCGGAGCATGTTCTTGTTCAGATGGTTGTGGGATACGAACAAACAAAGATAGTATGGAAGCCGAATTGACACTTTCCGGTAAGGATTTGGCTCTTGCCTTAAACAGAAAAGGGCTATCATTTGTAGAAATCTGTAGTAATGCAGACGCAAGTTTTCGTGAAAGAATGGATGCCGCTTATACGGTTTTACGGAGTTTTGAGACGAGAGATACGTACTGTTACTTGGAAGAAATGTATGATTCATACTTGGTATATGTAAAGAGTTCCAGTGATGGAGCCAAAATGTATAAACAGGATTACTCCTATGAGAGTGGGAAAATCGAATTGGTAGGGAATCCTGTTGAAGTCCATCGTAAGGTGGAATATGTGACTAATAATTTAAGTACTAACAAAAAGGAGGTAAACATGAGCAAAGAATGCGCTCCTTGCATCAAAGCAAAAGTGGATGATCTGATTGCCAACAGTCAGGGCCGCTGGACCGAAGATGACAGGGAATTTCTTCAGACTTGCTCCGAAGCCCAGCTGGACAAAATGAAACCCACTGAGGTTGTGAAGGAAGTTGAGAAGAAAATTGAAGTGAACAAGCTTACTCCGCAGCAGGAAGCAGACCTCGCCTTTGTTGCGAATATGCGTGCGGAGAAGAAGCGGACGATGATCTCAGAGATTCAGGCCAATACCGAACAGGGTACATGGACTGATGACGTACTTGGAAAGATGGATGATGATGTCCTTTCGAGGATTCATAAATCCGTAGGTAAGAAGGAAGCCCCGGTGGATTATTCCCTCGGTGGTGCCGCTCCGGTTATTAACGCAGGTTCTCCAGATGAAATTCTGACTCCTGCTGGAATTGATATTGAATAAGGGAGGGAATGATCATGACTGCAAAGAATACAGTTATTTTGAAGAACTACTCCAATATTTTTGAGGAGTATGTTGCTGGTGCAGCGACCATTTATCCCGGTTGCCTCGTAGAACTTGGAAGTGATGGTAAGATTCTGGTTCACAACGGAGCAGGTCATCCCGCTCTTCCGATGTTCGCTATTGAAGATGCTCTTCAGGGTAAGGGCATTGA